TTGAAGACAGACACTGATGATCTTACACGTGCAACTGTTGAAGGTGGTGTGCTGGTGCTAAAATTTGTAATTAATTGAGAAACAGAATTAATTTCACCCGCAGATACATTGTGACTAATTCCACCTCCATAGCGATATGTAATTGTCAATGTCGTATTTCTTGGTGATATTCCGAGTGTCTGAGTTGTTAAAAAACTATTAGGATCTATCGAAATTGTTGTAAACGTCCTTCTATCGCCAAACATTTTGATTGCATGTTCACTAGGGTCAGGAATAACATCTTCATCAAAGCTATTCTCGTTACCAGAACCAAATCTAATGGTTGTTTTACCGGTATTGATGCTCCTAGTTGAAATAAATCGCTTAGGTGCATGCATTATTTCCATTCGATATGGCACATCAGTACTATCTTGTCGCGAATTGTCTAAAGCTTTAAATACTGTATCTTGCGACAACGTGTCTACCTCATAATAGTTATCACCAACTGAATCAACAATAGATACTATTTCATTGACATTATCCTCAGACAGCGTAATTGTCCTAAATGGTACTAACACATCTTCAATTTGAAACTGTTGAGTTTTGATTTTTGCACTTGATACAATTCCTTTTCTTGTCAATAAAAATTCTGTAACTACACCATTACTTAAAGATGAAGCTATTTCTTGTCTGGCTATTAAATTACCTTCTTCATCTGTTTCAGAAAAATCAATATCTTCTAATAAGTAAAATTGAACATTACTACTTGTATTAAAAATTGAATTTACACGTATTGTAGGAAGCGCACTAGCTGCAGGTATATACTGCCCATTTATAACAGTTGCAGGAACAATTATTCTTACGTCTACTTCCGCATATGCTGGTGATGCAGCCGGAATTTTTATACCGGCTTCTCTTATAAGTCTTTCTAGATTTTCTCTCTCAACTGCATTTTCAATACTATTCTCATTAAATTGATGATCTAAGTAGTATGTCATTACATCTCCGACATAAGCACCTAGATCTACAAGCATTCCAGCCATAGAAGAGTCTGAAAAGTCGACAAGGTTATCAGAAAAGTGTGTAAGCATATATTGTCTTAGTTCATTCCTAAGAGAATTAAAATCTTTGTTTGTATAACTTACTTCTTTTATCTTTTTTACTTCTTTTTTAATATTTCTTGCCATATTATATTATCCACCAACATCTAGTTCAAGCTCTAGGCTCATCTTAGGAGAGCTAAACTTAGGAATAACATAGTCGATCCTTAGCTTAGAACGTGCCATCCCATTATCATTCAAGTTAAATTTTTGCGTCCGGTCAGTATCGCCAACTTCAATGTTAACGATTTGTATACTAGGAATATATCTAGCAGTTGTTTCTACAATAACCTCTGATACAATTTGTTCGAAATTATCTGTGTGTGAGTAATCAAAAACAATAGATTTTAGGTTTGCACCGTAATCAAACATTCCTAGTCGCTCGCCGTGGTTTGTCATAATTAGATTTCTAAAGTTATCTGCTATTTGTCTGATTGGACTATTGTGCATCTCAAATATATCATCACCTTCTCGCAAAGGAGTTTTAATTCCAATTGGCCGGACAATCGTATTTTTTTGTGTAAATCTTCTATCAGTTGAGCGATAACCGCTGCTTTTAAAGTTAAATTGTGAACTTGACATGCTTTACCTCTTCCTATAGCTAATTATATGATAAAACTAATTTCAATATCTTATTCAGCTAAAAAATATTTTGTTGTTAATAAGTCTAGAAGTTGTTTTAGCAGACTAGCTTCGTAATTAGGTTCTAATATCGCAGATATGACAGGAGCAGCAGCAGCACCAGGTCCTAGCAAAGGTCCTAATTGCAATACACGTTCAGCTGCTGAACCTGGTAGATTATAATACTGACTAGCCAATTCAATAATTGCGGCAGTTCCAATTACTCCAGCAGGGCTAGACTGTGCGCCAGGAGATGTATTAGCAACAACTACACCGCCTTTTTGTTCTGTACCTATTGTTGTAATTCCTTTGGCATTGACATTAATGTTTTTATCTGCAGTAATTATTAAATCTTTAGCTGTGTTAACATTAATGTCTTCTTTAGCAGTCAATGTTATGGCATCACCAGTGCTGGTAATGTCACCGCCTGTAATTGTAGTGTTACCTGAGGTTATTTCTATTTCAGGTGTATCAGAATTATTACTACTTTGTGTTATCTGAATTCTATCTCTTGCTTGAAGTCTAGTCACGCCATTATTTGCTAGCGATAAAAATTGCTGACCGTTATCAATAGAAGCCTTGAGGACAATATTTCCGTTCGTGTCTAGATCAATAAAAGACTCGCCGGCAATAGAAACCATTCTTGCGTTTTGACTTCCTACCACTCTGTTGACATCGGCAAAAGTAACAATAGACTCACCAAACTTAGGCGACAGTACGTCAAACGCAGATCCAAAAATTAAATCAGGGCTAGAGTCGTGTGACAAATAAAGTCTAGCTGCAATATCTCTGGCATCACCAGCATTATCTCTCAATTCAGAGTCGTAGACATTATCATCATTAAGCCTGATGTTGGCAAACTTATCGTTTTCAACGTATTCATATGCAGGATTGTCAGAGTTATTAACATTAAATGCCATCTTTCCGATCTTATCAGGGTCAGAATTAATAGTTCTGTTGAATCTTGCACTTTCTATTGAACTCTTTTTTCTTCCAACGTATATGTCAATTGCTGATGATCTAGGTGTACTATTAGGCATACCTCCTACATTAGCTGAAGTTTCTTGGTATTTGAGCGGGTTTGATGCAAACTTTTCCGTTGTAATATGTATCCCAGCATTATTTGAACCTTGGAATAACAAATCCCCACAGTCTTTATGGAGTCTAGGTACTGGCTCTCCTGTAAACTCTACATTGTGTGAATATGAGTTATTAAATAGCGATGCTAAAGGCTCTGGCATATTTGTGGTACCTGCTCCTTTAATATCGTTGTTATATTTGTCTTTTATCTCATTAAGCGAGTATACTTCGTCTAAGTCTAGCGTTGCAGCAGGCTGCTTTCTCTTTTGAACTATCATTGCATTTGCTGCCGGAGATCGTTCTAGGTTTGTAAAGTTTAAGTCGTCCACGTATATAGAACCTACTTTTCTACACATCCAATAGTAATAAGTTAAACTACCTATCTTTTCTGTAATGATCCATACGTATTCACCGGCCTTTAAAGGTAGTGAAAGGTGGGGAGGAAAGAAAGGATAGCACACAACGTATTCTCCTTTGTCTCTCGCCTTATTTCCGTCTACTATGTAAGCAAAAATCGAGTTAATTGGCATCGACTCAATTAACTCTTTATTAACAATGTTAGAAGATACGTCTGTCGGTTTAGGGGGATTTCCTATTTCAGGCTTAAATCTTCCTGTCAGAACATCTTTAAGAGGCACACCTGTATTTTCAAATTCTCTTCTAAGATATTCATATGGATTTGAAACCACGTCTTTGACAATACCTGTTAAGAATGTATAGCTAGGATTATTTTGCAAAACGCGGTCATAATCTTGAAAGAGCTTTTGGCTAGCAATTTCGCCCGGCCTAGACTTGAGAAACCTATGGTCTTGTAATGACATACTATTCTCCTATTGATTTAAATATATCATCAGGTGAAACAGTTGATTCTTTTTCTTCTTCTTTTGCAATAAGTTCGGCCAGTTTAATTATTTGGTCGTTAGACTTAGACATTCTTTCCAAGTACTTGGTTGCCAACCCACCATGTGTTGAGTGGTTTGCTGAATTACCGGGTATTGATATTAATAGGTCGTTTAGGAGCAGCGATGCACTTTCACGATCATCAACAGCATTTTGATATGATTCTTTCCATAAAAGTTTTTTCTTGTCTTCAGTGTTTTCCAAACTATCTAGCAAATCTGAGAATTCTTCAATTTTTTGTTCTTTTGTCTTTTTTGCCATCTTTAAAACTCCATTTTGAACATCATACTAAATTCTTCATTCTTAATTATTTCTCTATAGTGTTTTCTTATGCTAGACATTGCAACTGATAACTGTTTTGGATTAAGGCCTGATATCTCTCTTAAGTAAACAAAAATAGCACGCTTGTTTAAAAATTCTAGTTTGTCTACATCTTTAAACAGTTTTTCTACAGCTTGTATGCAGAGTTTTTCATTTTCATTTCTAATTTTGCTCTCAATTATCTTAATTACCTTAAACATACGCTCTTTATCTTCTTCAAATATCATCGAGCTTTCAGGCGAAGGTGTACAACTGTAAGATTCAATTGACTTTTTATCACGCATGCTCAAGTTTTGGAATTCGTCTAAGCTTACTTGTCTATTTGTTCGCTTTCTTTTTTTGTTTGTCTGGATAATTAAAAAGTGTTTTGCGCATACATTAAAGTAAGAAAAAGCCTTAGAACCTCTTTCTGGGTCAAACTTTTCTAAAGTCTCATAAAGAAAAGAAACACAATCAAATTTAAGTGTTTGGAAAGCGACAGGATCTCGAGCAAACCCATGAATAAAAATTAAATTTTCTGCTAATCTATTAAATGAAGATTTGATTCGGTCTTCGTATATTTTTTCTTTTTCTTTTCTGCATTCTGTTGATTGATAATCAATTATTGCATTATGTGCTTCTTTTCCAAAATATAACTTTTTAGAATTTGATGCTCCTTTTTTAACTGTTTTCTTCTTGAGTTTCGCCACTTTCCTCTATCCCCTTTGTTTGCCTTGTTAACTTATTAGCTATGATAAGTACAGCTCTATGACAATCTTTAATATCAGCAATAACTTGTCTGACTTCAACCGAGTCAAAAAATACAGGCTTTTGAACGATCTCATTCATGCTTCTATATTTTTCGTCAAGTATTTCTAACGACTCTTCAATTGCATCTTCGATATCAATTAAGACTAAAGAAAATTGGTAGAGCTTCCAAGATAAAACCACTGTAAGAAGAAAAAACAGGCTGCACAATCCAATAATTATCATATCAAAAACCATTTTTAAACTAACTCACTAAAAAGTTTATCATACTGTCTTTTGATCGCTGCCTTATTAAAGCTGTGCTGTATTTTTTTCTTAAGAATTTTTGCATTATTTTTTGCTTTGTCATAATTTTCATAGACGTCTCTAACGTTTCTTTTAAAACTAGTACTTATTGGATCAGCCCATTTAAAGCTTTCTTTAAAAATTCTTCCATCGACTTTTGTCTTATTAATGGGGACGAGATTATAATCAACGCTTCCTATTAAATCTTTATCTAAAAACTCAAGATGACCTGACCAGCCAGTCGCAACAATAGGTACACCGGATGCAGCAGCTTCAATTAAAGGTAGTCCATATCCTTCACCACGGGTTGCTGTTACATACAATTTAATTTTGTTGTGATTATACAAGGCAGCTACTTCCTCTTTTTTCATATTACCGTGAATTAATTTAAACTTAGGCGCTGATCCTGATCTATTTTCGTTAATTACATTTGCTAAATATTTTTTACACATTTTCTTATCAGCAGCTGTGCCTTTTCCAAAATTAGTTTTAAGTAATATTTCTACGTCTTTATTATCCTTAAATTCTTCACAAAGCCATTTAATAGAATTGACCAAATTTTTTCTGTCGTCTTCTGGGATTTGACTAGTTAAAGTACCTATCATAAGAATGCAAAAATTAGAATCGATATTATTGTATCTTTCATCAGATAGTGTTTTTGACATAAGGCTTCTATTCGAAACGTCCCCATTGAACCACTCTGGAATAACTGTCACGCTTTTAGTGAAAGGTCCGGATCGTTTAAGTACATTTTTAGTAAATGTAGACGGAACAATTACATGATCCATTTGATTGCACTTATCTACCCATTCAGGACTACATTTATCTGTTTCTATTAATGCAGTTACTCCAATGTTTTTCTTAGCTAGCTTTATATTCCATTCGTCAGGAAGTTGGACTTGAAATGAAACATCATATTCTCCTTCCTTGACCGGTCGAGAGCAATTCATAATTTTTTTATAGATACCATTTTCGACAGTATCGTTAACAATCCAAGCAGTCCTTCCCCACTGTAAACATTCAACTGTTAAATCAACGTCTTCTCTTTCATAAAGCCATTCAAATAGCTGTCTAGAATGAACCCCGTAACCGCTATTTGTTAACAAAGGTGCTCTAAGTAATACTTTTTTCATAATTAAATTTCCTCGATTGTCCAGTTTTTTCTGTTTTTAAAGTTTTCTATTGTTTTTAGCATAGTATCATGCCATCTGTCAACTGTATTTTGATAGCTAAACTCAGAATTTGCGTACTCTAAAACTTTTTTGGATAAGTCATCTTTTTCTGATGGCGAAAGTCTATATAACTGATCAAAAGCGTTTGCAATATTCTCATTAGTTACGTAGTCTTCATAGATATAGGGAACTGTTTGGCTACCTACAAGTGTTTTTAAGTCAATATCTAGTGCGACACCATTATGAGACTCATCTCTGTGATCAACAACCTGACGTGTTAACCCGCCTGTCTTAGGCGCAATAATTGGTGTACCTGTCAACATTGACTCGAGTGTTGATAACCCAAATCCTTCTGCATAAGATGTATTAACACAAAAGTCAGAAACGTTGTATAGTACATTCATTTTTTCAAACTCTAGTCTGTCTCTAGAGAAAAACACGTTATCTTGAATTCCTAACATTTCTACTACAGCAAATAAGTTTGGGCCTTCTGGGTCTTGAGGCTCTGTATGCATAATAAGTGTTGCTTTTCTATGACCCTCTGTCTTTTCTAAGTTTTCCAAAAATATCTTCCAAGACATTAGAAGGTCAGACGGCCTTTTCCTTTTTGCGTTTCTATTAACCCAAATGCCTACAAAGTGATCTTTCCTATCTTCGCCTAGTAGTGATACTTTATATTTTGATATATCACTTTTTGACATTTTATAGAATATTTCTGGTGGCAATGCATGAGGAATAAAGTTTGTTTTGTCAGGATAGTATTCCTTAAGCATTGTGTATGTCATATGACTGTGGCAGTTAATTAAGTCAGTTGCCTGATAATAAGCATCGTTAAATTCTGGGAAAGGGTAATTATCCCAAACATGCCACCAAACAATAGGACAGACTTGGTGCACTTCATCTTCGATATCAAACAACCATGTAAAAAATCTAGGGTCAGTAAAAATAAATAGCAAGTCAGGCTTTTCTGTTGCTAGCGTCACTCTTATAAGTTCAGGCGTCCCAAAACCATCAATAGGTTTAATGATAAAATCATCGTTGACAACAACAGTTCTATAGTCGTTGTGTTTAAGTGCTGCACCAAACTGTCTGAAAGACCACATATTCTTTTTAAGTAGTCCTTCTATCAAATGACGCGTTTGCGTTCCTACTCCGCTTGTTGATAGAGCATGGTCAGAAAGTACCAGCACTTTAAACTTACCGTCTTCAGTCATATTTTGTATTCCTCTTTGTTTAAATCAATATTACATTTTTATTATAAAAAGTAAACTTATTTGCAATGTTCTGTTTCAAAGTAAGGACAAAATTTACAGCTATTTCTATTTTTAAGAAACAATCCTTTTCTAACTGTCTTTACCATGCTTCTCATTAACTTTATTCCTTTTTCGTATGTTTTTGGACCAACAGATACCTTAACAATATCACACACTTTTCCTTTTTTTCCACCCCTCTTAAGCAATATAAAAGCACAGCGTATGTCTTTTAAATCAACGCCGTGCTTTTTTGCCCAAAAGTGTTTATACAGAATTAGTTGCGCAGTCATACCTAGGTCTTGTTTTTTATCTCTTCTCCAACCGTATGCGCCGGCTGTTTTCCAGTCGATTATCCAATACTCATGGCCTTTTCCACGTTTCTTGGGAACTTTAAGAATGCCGTCAACAAATCCTTTAAAGTTTAGCGGTTTGTCTAATCCTTCAATCGGCTCGTAAAGCTCTTCTTCTGCTTTAAAGCATTCCCAACCAGGAAATTCTTTGTCTAAAAAAGCATTGACTTCATCCCACATGTTATTTGCCCATGATTCCCAAGTTTCAACCGGTTCATGCTTATACCATCCAGGTTGCTTTGAATACCACTCCTCGTTCTCAAATCCAGCTTTCTGCCAACTTTCTTTCATTACCCCTAGTATTTTATCACGGTCTATTTCTCTTCCTTCTAAGAGGCTCTCGCAGCCTTCGTGGACAGCTGTTCCAAAATGAAGATAAGGGCTATCTTGAAATGTATCAATCTTGTCGATATAAGCTAGTTTATGTCGATATGCGCATTCTTTCCACTGTTTTATTTCAGAAAAAGAGACATGAGGTTTTCCGTTAGGAAATGTTATTTCATTATTTTCCATATTTTTATCCTTTTTATTTTATTATAACAGGACAATATGGAATGTACATTAATAGGTCATTATCTTATCTTCTAGTTTATGCTTTGGAAACCAACCTAAGTCTCTCATTGTCGACTCAATATCAGCTAGCGTTTCTTTGACTTCAGCAGGCCTAGGCGGTTTCATATCAACTATTCCAGACCAGTCTCCAGTACCTGACACACCATAGATCATTTCAGACAATTCAAACATATTATAATTAACACCTGTGCCTACATTATAGATACTATAAGGTATGTCAATTGTAGACGACTTCATTGCAAGAATGTTGGCATCTACAACATCATCAATGTAGGTAAAGTCTCTTCTTTGTGTGCCCGGTGAAACAATTGTTGGCGGCATATCACTCTTATATTGACGCTTGAACAATCCAACAACTGGTGCGTATTTACCTTTAATTGGTTCTCTAGGACCATATACATTAAAATATCGCAAGACTATGCTGGGTACTCCATAAAGTTGATTATATAATTTACAAACCTGTTCACCCATCCATTTTGACATGGAATAGGGATTAAGACAGTCTGCCGGCATATTAGGAGTGAACGGAATTGAATTCTGTTTTCCGTAAAGAGAAGAGGTACCTGAATATATAAATCTTTTAATTCCGTTTAACCGTGACCATTCTAGGACTCTCTGTGTACCTACAACATTTACTTCAAAGCATTCATTAGGTGAGCCTATTGTTGGCTGAATACGACTTTTTGCAGCAAGATGAAAGACATAATCAGCGCCATCGAATATACTAGAGCAATCATCTTTTGATATATCGTTGGTGAAATATGATGCCTTATCATTGTAGTAGAATTTTTCGTTTTCAGGTGCTGAAAGATCATCAATTACACGTACTTCTTGTCCTTCATTTACTAGTCGATCAACAATATGAGATCCTATAAATCCGCACCCGCCTGTTACAATACTAACTTTCATTTTTTACTTACTGCTCCTGGAATATCATACCAGTCCAAGTTCTTTCTAACTTGTTTATTTTTTTCCCAGACACCTTTCATTACATCTGGCGATACACCTAAAGCTTCTGCCTTTTTAATCATTGCGTTCAAGTCTTTAGGAAAACACTTTCCTCCAAAACCAAAGTCACCGTCGTGACCAGGAACATCAATATGAGAATTACCAATCCGTCCATCAGTAATAAATCCTTCTAATGCTTTATCCCAATCACCATCAATTGCTTTACATATCTGAAACATTTCATTCATAAATGAAACCTTGGTTGCAAAGAAACAATTAGCCATATACTTTATCAATTGAGCAGTTCCAAAGTCTGTTTTAATAATTTTTGTATATGTAAAACGTGACCTATACAATTCTTCAACAATGTTATTTGCATGGGGTTTATTGCTTCCCAATACAATACGTGATGTATTAATAAAATCTAATCTTGCGCTTCTTTCAGTCAAGAATTCAGGATTAAATACAAAATTCATGTCCGGATAACTAGATGCTAGTGCTTCTGTTGTACCTGGAACAACTGTTGATTTAATAACGACTACTTTGTCATCAATGCATGAATATTGTGAAATCTCTCTTACAACTGAATTAACAATTGATAAATCACATTCTCCTGACTCGAACATAGGTGTAGGAACACATACAAAAATTACATCTGATTTAGTAACTAGTTCCTCCATTGAATGTGTTGCACGTTTTTCATCTTTATCATATACCATAATCGATTCAGAATGCAAAACAAAACCATGCATAATTGCTGAACCAACAAATCCATTTCCAATAATTCCTATTTTCATTACATCTCCTTTTGGATCAAATTATAATTTAAATCGATCTAATTTAAACTTAAGTTTTTAGAACATAAAACAATAAAGAATTGTTCAATTCCTTCTTTTGACTCGATTGAATCATATACATCTTTTTCGAAATAATTTCTTGGAAAACATTTTTCCATACTTACGAAATCAAAGTTTTTGCTAAATGGTGCGTAAATATTTTCAAAGTTTTTATAGTCAGATCTATAGTCAAATCCTTCTCTTGTTTCTTCTTTAATAATTTTATGACTATAATTAATTGGATGTTTAATAATAATATAGCCATTAATGTTTGATAAACTCTCAGATAACATCTCTAATTCTTCATATGTTAAATACTGACATACTCCAATTGCCAAAACAAGATTATGAGTTGACTTTAAAAAGTGTTTTTCGAAATATGAAGAATTTAAATGTTCAATCGATTCTGAATTAACTTCTACTTTATTATCTAATCCATTTATGACTATATTATTTTTTGATTGTAAAGCATATGCTTCATTTCGATCAATCCCTAGCCCTCTAATGTCAAATATGCTTTCAAATTGTTTTACTGTGTTGATCAAATGATATCCTGTACCACAACCTAGGTCAAAAATTCTTATTTTGCTTTTGTTCTTGTTGTTAGTTTTGATAATTGTATTTACTATAAATTCAACTTCTAAATTGTCTAATTTGACGCCTAAGTCTCCTTCATATCTCCAAAAATCATATTTTTCTTCATTTGAAACAATATTACCTTTATTAAATCTTTTTTCAAAATAATTCATGTCACCTTCAAATTTTAATTCTTTTACTTTTTTGACAAGGAAGTTTTAAAAAATGAGGACCATTATAACTTTCTTGCAATTTAAGATTTGATAAGAATACATCGTTATAGTTTGTTATCTCACCATTATTTTTATTATTGTCTATTAGCAACCTAACACCTAGAGGCTTGTTTAATCTATTGGACAAACAAAACATGTCCAAAAGATATCCATATATTTCTTCATCAGGAATATTTTTATTCAAAGGTAGCATATCAATGCCGCACCCACAAGTTGTTGATAGCAGCATCAAGTTTGTATAGTTGATTTCATTTGAAGAATAGTATTCAGAAAGAATATTGTCTTCCAGGACTGAATACATCATTGAACAAAAACCTGATGTTACTATTTCATTATTTTCTCTAATATCTTTAGTGATACCAGTGAAAATTGTATGGATAAATTGTGTTCCTGGATCCCCGAATTTAAATTTAATTTTAGATCTAGATCTTCCAATATTACCAATCTTTTCAATTAATTCAATAACAGAAGCCTCACCATGTAAATAAGGAAATGGAGAATAAGATATATCAAAACCCATAAATGAAAATTTTTTACTATCAAGTTGATTAATCACATTTTCCTGAATACGTTTAACTTCTTTTACTAGACTCAAATAAATTAAATTTCTGATAACATCGATTGATTTTCTTGAGTTTTTCTCAATGATATCTTTGACAAAATTAACAATTTCAAGTCCTATACTGATTTTTGTTTTTTGATCGTGATTTTTATTGTCAAATAAAGAATAAGAATAGGGAAAATAAGGAGTATATTCTTCAATATTAAATCCTATGCCTAACTGGAAGTTTTTTTGTCCATTGCCAGATTCTAAAAGAGATACTTCGCGAACTAGGGATGTAATTAGCTCAATATTTTCTGCAGTTAATCTTGCATTTTTATTAATATCGACAAATCCAAAGTAGTTTTTACTTCTCTTAATATTGTCAATTAATCTTTCGCTATCTTCTTTTAGATTGTTAATTGAGATTTTTTCAGATGCACCCCATATATTCTTATTTTCAAATGCATTTTTTAAAAAATCACTACTGTTTTCTTTATTAAGAGATGCTATTCTTACAGTTCTTGCATTTAAAAATGATAATGCATTTTTTGCTTCTTCTATATTGTTTAAAAACGCTTTTTCAGGTGTATTTTCTTGAAAAAGTGTAATTGTTCTTGCATTAATCATTGTCTTAGCTCAGATATTTTAAGATTGAATTGTGAGTATTTTAAATTTTCAAAATCATGCTTAACTGTCTTGTAGGGGAATATTTCACCCGTCAAAGAACGATTAATTACATCATCATGGTTAAATTGTATGTCTTTCCTAAGTGATCTTATTTTTATACTATGGTAATCTTCATATACAATGCCTGGAACAAATTTTAATTCTAAATTTTTTGCAACAGTGCATCGATGATGACCGTCAAGAATGTGATATATGTTTTTATCTTTATTGAAATAGAGAATAACAGGAACTGTCCAGCCTTCATTTAGTATCTTACATGTGATATTGTTTACGTGTTTTGTGCTATGACCCTCTATTGGTAAAATATTATCAACAGAAACCAGAGTATAATCTAATTTATTTGATTTTTCGCCCATGCAAATTCTTCCTTATTGTTAACTGTAAATGATTTATTAAATAATATCCTACTAAATTGATATTTACAGTTATTTAAAAAAGAAATTGTCAATGGTTGGAAATAATATAAGCCCATTGTATTTTCTAGGATATTCTTTTGAATATCTCTTAACTCTTTAGCAGTTTTAAAGCTAAGAATAAATATTCCAGACATCCTATCATCGTTTGTCTGATTAACGTTTTCTCTAAGATATATTTTATTTGTTTTATCAATGCAACCAATTCTATTTTGATTGCTGCTATTGATATTTTCTACAACAATATAATCCTTACCTAATTCAATATCGAGTTTTTTGAGATTATCAATGTCTTCATTACTAATGATAACATCACCTTCTGATATTATTACATGATCAAATTCGATATTATCGTTAAATAATTTATCTAAGCATAAAAAACAGCTTTTAATATTTTTGTCTTTTTTATAATCTTCATTAAAAACAGTTTCAACATTTTTAGAATTATACATTTCAAATCTTTTGCTTTCAAAACCTGTTGAAATATAAGTTTTTATTACACTTAAATCATCTTTATGTTGTCTTAACGTTCTTTCGATGATCGTCTCATTATCAGATATGTATTTTAAACATTTTGTCTTTCCTTCTTTCATCCTAGAAGACATTCCTGCGGCTAAAACAATTGATGCTATTTTTTTATGTTTCACGTTTTCACTCTATTGGAATTTAATTAGTGACTCTCGACCTGTATTGGTCCAAATTTCTTTGCACGCACTTCTGAACTTAGATCTGATATTATCAATTTCATTCCATCCTGTTCCCACACTATAATTTTCGGTTATTCTTATTTTTGGATTCTTATCTAATTTAGCTTGCAAATTATTAAAAAAGTTGGCAGGATTACGACAATATTCCGGATCACTATGATATCTCATCAAAATATCTTTCTTAATACCCGACGTACCTCTTGCATTATCTAGATATTTTCCGTCAAAACTGGCCAGATTAATTTTTTCATTTTTGTCATAATGAGTATCAAACAACATTTCTTCAAATTGATCATTATCACCATGCATACCCCACGGCTGGTAAATGTATTTATATCTATCGGTTAGTGCAGCTATTTTTGAGAAAGAATGTTTTGTCATTTTTTTATTGCTTACTTGACCTGGATATAAAGTCTCAGAAAAAATCATATCTTCTTTTGCAATACTTCTATTAACAATAAGATTTCTAATATTTTTCATACTAAAAAGCCCTTGGTAGATTGATGGATTTGATCCTGGGTCACCATTAACTAAATTGTTATTTAAGCATAGGGATGTTATAAGTGGTACATGAATAATTTCTTGTGTTAAATGAAAACCATAGTCTTTCATTCCATATTCACCTTGAAATGCACCGTGATCAGATGCAAATACTATTTCAGGAGCATCGCTATTTTTAAGATGACCTATCTCATCTAATATTTCACCAACCACTTCATCAACAATGCAGTTCCAAACATCATCACGCGTTACACGTTGCTGACCGGCATAGTCAATATATCTCAACAACGGATCGTGAATAGTTCCGGAAATCATGTCTAATTCTTTATAAAAACCATGAATTTTTACCCAAACAAAACATTTTTTATTTTTCTTTTTTGACATCTCGATTGCACTCAAGCATGTCTTAAGATGAGTTCGTCTATTATTTTTAGGGTTAATATCCCAGTCTTCAACAAGATGAACGTTAACACCTTTTTTACCCCATATTCCTAACGTTTGTTTATACGTTTCAAAGTATTTTCCTGGTTTTGTAACAAATATCATATGAATGTCATAATCTTTTTCAATTAAGTCTGTAAACATATTATTTGATGAACTTATCTGTGTTTCATAAAGTCGGTGATTGAATGGTGTATTTGATTCATTATGAAGTTCCCATGGATACAATCCTGTCCATTCGCAACTATGACACATTAATGTCGATGCTGCAGCAGCTTGTGCATTTTCAAACACTGTTCCGTTTTTTGCAATTCTTTCAATATTAGGGTAAATATTATACCCGCCATATAGGTTCATTCTTTTAGCATACATTCTATCAGTTGCAATATAAATGATATCTTTCATGTCTTGTGATCCTTTATTTTAGCTCAAAACATAAGTACTTACTACCTTCTTTGTAATAACTACCTTCTTTATGTACTAAGACTGCATATTTCTCAATGATATTTAACCACCAGGTCTCAGGTTTTACAGTCATATGAAGAAGTTCACCATGATTGGATCTCTCTCCTGCTTGGCGATACGCTATCGAAAAAATAAAACCTTTTTTTGCAATTCTTGCAAAGTTCTTTATTATTAAATCAATATCTTCTTCTAAACAATGTTCTAAGCAATCAAAACTTACAACATAATCAACAGACTTGTCAGGTAAATTTAAATTGAGTGCATCTGAGTCTATAAATTTAATTTTTTTATTTTCTATTACATTGTTTGTTTTTACAGAAGCAATATCAACACCAAAAACTTCAGGAATAAAATCTGTTGCCATGTGACAAAAATTACCAAATCCACAACCAACATCGACTATAGAATTTGGTTTTAGATTTTTAAGATAATTTATCATAGGCATGCCGTGATTTCCTCTACCATACCCTTTAGGATCTCTTTCTTTCTTGTATTTTTCTGACTCTACATAGAGTTCTAGATATTTTCTTCTCTCATTTTTATTTTTTTCTTCCCAATCTTCGGGAATCTTATCTTTCCATTTTTCTAATAAAAATTTTTTTTTATTTTCTTCGTCTTTTATATTAATCATTTTTTGTTATCCTTTTCTAATATTTTTAAAATGTTTTCTTCAATAATTTTTCTAGACTCATCTGTTAATTTATGAACCCAAACTCCTTCTTTTTTGTGTATAGATAAATCAACACCTTTAAATGCATCATTGATTGCATTTATAACACCTGGAAATTGTCTAGAATAATCGTCACCAAAAATTATTCCATTAGATTTTACTTTAGGTAGGTAATTTTTTACATCATTTATAACATTTTCATACAAGTGAATTGCGTCAATGTATATAAAGTCAAAATCTTTATCTTTAAAATTATCGACAACATCTTCTGATTTTTCTCTTACAAAAATTACCTTTTCTGTTAAGTTTTCTTTCTTAATAAATTCATTAAGCGAAATTGACCAAGAATCAAATTCTTTAATAGTCTCATTTTTACCGCATCTGTATCTATCATCAGACATGATAGTAGGTTTCTCATCACATGTAGAGTATCTAAAATCATTTACTTCTTCACTTAGTGGATCGATAAGTATCAGTTGATTAAATTTGCAACTTTTTGCTATCTTTCTACTCAAATCACCTTTCCAGATTCCTATTTCAATTATTTTTTTGTCATGTGATTTATTTTTATTAATAATATCACATACCAAATCTCTCATTCCCATTTTTCTCTCCTAGCTTATTTGTATATTTTTTTGCCGATTGGTAAAGATTTAAGAGGATTAAAACCTCTTTTTTCGTTTGTATCAAATGGAAAATTGTCTATTCTTAACTTTTGTGCAATACATTGTTTGTATTCAGAATTTTTTAATTCATCACTTAACCATAAAAAGTTTTGAACTACATCTCTATCTAAAAAAGGATAACGAGCCTCTATACCCCACGCACCTGGCACTCTTTCTTCTTTTGAAAGAAAATTTCTTTGAAAACCTCTATCAAAGTTTGTCCATTTTTCTCTAACGTTTGTAAAATTACCTCTTATCGTACCGTGGTGAGGTCCGCGG